AGGGTCTTGAATATCAAGGTCTTTTCCGTTATGTGTTAGTCTCCATTCTTTATTTAGTTTTTGATAAGCGCTATGAAGTACTTCATCCTTAATTTCTCCTCCTTTAGCTATTTTACCACTTTGCATCTTATCTCCTTCTTCATGTACTCCCATGATATTACTCATCTTCAATTGAGTAAATCCTTGACTTTCTCCATATTGATCAAAAATAGGTTGTGATAATATTCCTCCTCCTCCTTCAGTTTCGTTTATACCTAAAGCAACTGCAATATTAGCGAGTTCATTATACTCATTATCTTTCATTTTTAAGGTATGAGTAAGTAATGCTTTTTCTTCGCCAAGGTGACCAACAAAAGCTTCTGTACTGTCTATATCTATATCTACAATTCTTCCTAAGTCTCCATTTGCAAGTGAATCACTTAGTTGTTCAACATAGCCAGTATCATAACTTGTTTTTAAATCTTGAGCAAGTCCTTTTTTACTTAGGTTAGCAAAAGTAGCATTTTGGGCTCCTTTTGGTACTGTAATTCCTACAAGATCATAATTATCTGTATTATATACTACTTCATTAAAATCTCTATAGGGCATAGTTTGTTGGAAAATTCTATCTTCTTCATTTCCATCTTCGTCAATAATATTAGGTCTAGTAATTTGATCATGCATAAAATGATCATATAGTATAGGAATTCCATCTTCAGTAAATCCTGCTACTACCATACTATGACCTGCTCTTCCCATTCCTGGAATCATTTTTGCATTAAAATTATCATCACTATTTATATTCTCATTATGTCCAAATCCTAGTACTGTTCCAACAGGCATATTGGCAAATAGTTTTTTTACTTTTTTTGGATATCTCCATGAACCATCAGTATTTCTTTGAAGTGTATTATCTACATTTGCATTATATATGTTTTTTCCTCCTTGAGTTACAAGTGCTCCATGTATTTGCCAGCTATCTGCTGAAACTCCTTTATAAGGTACATTTATTTTAAGCTTTCCAGTTTCTCTGTCTAGCGAAAAATTATCTGGTCCAATACCTGTATATTCATAATCTTTAAATAATGCTACTGCATCTTTAGTTGCCTCATTTGTAAGTTCGTCCCATTCTTTTTCAAATAGTTTCTCACGTTCCCTTTCTGCTTTCCATATTTTATTTTCTTGCGCTTTTCCCTTTTTATAAAATTCTTTTTCCTCGTTTGTATAAAGATTTTCTCCATCTAAACCTTTTTCGTTAAGAAATGTATAAGGATCCGTTCCATATCCTGGAGAATTTTTGTTGACCTTTGTGTACATCTCCTCCCTAGCTTGCTCCCAAACTTCAAATGCAGTTGCATTTTCTATAGTATCAGGAGGAGGTGGATTTTCTTGCATCCATTTGCGCATTATCTCCCTTTTAGTATCATAATACCTCTGTTGTATATCATTAATAGTAGGAATTCCTTGTTCTTTTGGTTCAGTTATATAATCGTTTTTCCAAATAGCATATTTTTTATCGTACTCTACTTCAGCAAGTCGATTTTGTTCACTTAGCGCTAATACTTTTTCTTTAAGTATTGAATCATAGCTATAATTTTTAAATCTTGCTTCTAGTTGATCTTGTGTACCAGAGTATAGTCCTTCTTTTAAACCATAAGAATTTTTTAATCCTATGTTAGGATTGTTTCTTACTAGTCTATCATATGCTTTAAAAGAACTTTCTAAACATGCTCCGTCTGGACACATTTCTGTACGTAACTCTTCATCACCTGCATAATCCATATAGAATTTTTCAAGATCAGTCACAACAGGATCATTAAAATTTAACTGGTCTTTTAGTCTTTCATTGTCTTTAAAAAAAGATTCTCTTTCGGCTTTATTTAAGTATTTCCATTTTCCTGATAAAGCATTAAAGTTTAGATAGTGCTTTATATCCTCTGTTTTGTCTTTATCTGTTTCACTCATTCTCTCTCTCCAGTCCCTCCTACGACCTGGTTTGCCTCTAAAATTATATTTGTTTACTAATTCTTCAAGTTCTAAAGCTGAAAAATCACCAAATCTCATTTCCTGTTTTCTTTTCTCTACTTCTTCATCAGTTAGTGGAAAATTTGGTAAATCTGTAGGTATTGGACCACCAGTAGTAGTTATATTTTGTTTTAGGGCTATAATATTGGGATTAGTAGCTAGATTTAGATTATCTGATTGACTTCTGGTAATTGGAGCTTGTCCATATCCTGATCCATATAGTGAGCTATCAGGAGGATCAACATCTCCTACAACATCAGATTGTTGATATTTAGGTACTCCTCCTCCTGCAATGAATCCAAAGTATCTTTTTTGTTTTTGAGTTAGCCTTTTTCCATATACTTTACCGTGCCTTAAGATCTTTTTTGCTTTTTGAGATGAAACGGGTCCTCCTCTTTTATACTCATCAGGGTATACTTCTATCATATCAAGTAAATTGCCTTGATATACAGGATACTCTCCACTACCTTGCTGGTCAAAATATTCCTGAGTTCTTTCAGCATGTAGATCTGTATCTTTAGAATGAACAAATCGTTTACCATCCCATTTCCCTCCATATATATTACTTCCTCCTTTTTGAAATGAATATTGAGACTCTTCAGAAAAAGTTGGATGTCCAGGCACTTTAAATTTATCTGTGAAGTGATCCCCTAGTTTTAAGATCTCTACTGGATTTTCTTGCCAGTACCCACGATAATCGTAGTAATGTAATGGGTCATCAGGATTAGGAGCAATCTGTAAAGTATTTGCAGTATTACTATACCATACTTTAAATTTTGCTTCATCTATTGGTGATAGCTCTGTTTTAAAAGAAAGTTCTTCAGGATTTTCCTGCCTTATCTGTGGTTTTGTATGAATCACTTTTTATCTTTTTTCTTACTTGCTTTTACTTTTTCTCTTTCGATTTTTTCTTTACTCGCTATCTCTTTTTCTTTGACTGCAAGTTTTCTTTCTTCTATAGCCGCTTTTTGTGTATTCACTTGTTTTTCAGTTTCAAGTCTCTGGACTTCAAGATCATCTGGGACTTGATTATTGTTAGCATCGTTGTCTTCTTTAGCAGCTACTTGCATTTCAGCAATTGTAAGTTTAGTCTGATTTGTAGTATCCACTTTATATTTCTCAAATTCTTGCTCGTCCTGATCTTGAGATAATTGTTTATCTTGCATTTTTTGCTGAGCCTCAAGCTGTTCGCGTTGTTGTTGAAGTGCTTGTTCTTTTTTCTTTTCTTCAGCTGCTTCCAGAAGTATTTTAATCTCTTCTGGAGATTCAGTTGTGAGCATTTTAACAATATCTGAAAGATCTGCCTGTTGATTTTGAAGAGCAGCATGTGTCAATTGTTTTAGAATATCCATAGTTTCCTGATCCCTTGCAGAATCTGATAGGAATATACCATAACTTGCTTCTGAGAATTTCTCATCTAAAACGATTGTACTGATTGACATATCATCTAGAACATACTGTATCTTTCTAGGTTCATTTGAATAGGCAAGTTTAGCTGCTTCAAGTAAACCTGTAAGCACTTCTCTTTTTAAACTGTTATGTGAATGAAACCATTCTTCGGTTATGTGACTTGACTGCACAACTGCTTGTCTTGCATTCGTAGCTAATTCTGTTGCGCCTATTTGTCCTTCTCTTTGTTTGGTCACACCTGCGACATCGCCCGCACGATTTTCTAGGTATTCAAGCATTTGAACTTTTTGTTGAATAGTTTGTCCCATTGACAAATCTAAAGTCTGCCATTGATTGAAAGAATTCTGCTGTCCTCGTTTTCCTTCTTCTTGAGGATTTACCCAAGCAATTCCCATAGCATCAAAGTAATATAACCACTTATTCATATCTAGTCCCATTGAGCTTGGAACTTGGTTAATATCTGCTAAAAATTTCTTACCTTTGTCTGAAGCGATATCGAGCTCAAGTCGATACATCATAATGTTATAAAGATATTGATAAGGTTTAATCCTATCAATCATAGATACTGATTCTGCATTCAGGTTGTTGTATGAGAGCCCATAGAAACCTAATTTACAAGTTGTCATATCGTCAATGTCACGATGTTGATTTGGTTTGGGCCTCATATTAACATATATCTCATTTCCGATTTTTGATCCTTCCCATATTTCTGGAACCCATTGCCACTCTATACTTATATCTCCTTTTTGTTCATCTTTTCTATACTTATCATTTACTATAGTTTCCTGTATTTCTCCTTGAAGATCCATATATTTTAGAAAGCCTATCTTTCTTAAAGACCTCCATTCAACATGTACTACTCTTATATACTTATGTGAGTCTCCTGTTGTATTAAAATCAAAGTCAATATAGTTATCAAAAATATCATTATTTATAGCTCCCTCCCAAGATAGTGGATCAGCATTAGGATCAGATACATTGTCATCATACATCTCTCCAATCTGCTTAGATGTAAGATATTCACCGAATGTATCGATTACAGAACCAGGGGTCATCCTCATTTCATACTTTGCCCATTGCCCATCTTGGATATATTCAATATCAGGATCTTTATCGTATTGAAAATAAAGAGGATTTACTACATTCATCTTTGGTTCTCCATTTACGATACCAACCCAATATATTTCTTCTCCAGCTATAAGCGCATGTCTCCATCCTTTATTAAACTTATCTCTTACTGTTTCTTTCTTCATTAAGAAATTAAGTAGGTTTTGTCCTGTTATTTCTTGATTTGACCTAAACTCTCTTTTCATATATGTTTCAATATCAGAAGGAGTCATCTCTTGTGTTATTTGTTCGACAGCTTGCTGTTGTTCTTCTGCAGGCATACCTGCTATTTGCATAGACTCTTTTTTAATTTCTTTTTGTATGGCATACTGTATTCTTTCCATCATATACCTTTTCAGCATTTTTTCTTTTTCTTTCTCTCTGACTGAAACAGCTTCTGGATTAACAGTTGTAACACGAAAGTTAAAGGGTCTCTTTATTTCTTCGCCGAATAATACTCTTAGTTTGGGACTTGTTATGTCGTAATTTCTCATTTGTGCAGGAAGATCTCCCATATCCTGTCCATAGGGTTTCATTACATATTCAAAATCATCTGGATTAAGTTGACCATTAAAAAGATCATAATTAAGCTTTTTACGTATTCGGTCATCACTTCCATTAAAGCTTGTAAATCTATATGCATCTAAAGCATCTATTACATTTTTAGCCCATTGTTTATCTTTACGATTCTTGGCGGCATCTGTTAGTTTTTGTTGCGGAAAATAGTGTCCCATAGTTATTTATTTTGCATACATTTTTTTCATATTATCTAATAAGAAGTCTACTACTATATTTGTTGGTGCTTCTTGATCTATTTCTTTCTCAAAATCTTCTTCGACCATAAACATTAATTGCATAAATCCCATGACCCTGTCAAAGTTTCCC